GACGTGCCGTCGACCTCCTGTGCCGGCACATCGCCGAGGGTGGCGTAACCGGCGGCCACCTTGGCCGCCTGCCACTGTTCCAGTTCCCGCGTGACGGACATAACAGCCATGACCACCGTGGCCCGCATACGCGGCGCAGCGACATCGCCTGCGACGCGCACCGACTCTCGCAGCACACTGACGTCGATCTCCGGCCAGAACGGCCCGGCAGTGACAGGCTGCTGTTTGGCGACAGGTGACGTGTTGGCGGTGAAGCTGCTCATGGTTGCCTCGATAGGTCGCCGGTGGTCGGGGCGTCACGCCAGGGAGAGATTCTGGTGATCGGCCCCGAGCCGGCGGGGTCGCGGGGTACGCTCGGTATGAGGGTCAGTCGTTGGACTGAACGCCCTCGATCTTCTTCAACAAGCGTTCGGCGCGCTTGAGGTCTTCCTTGCCGCCGCAGCTGTCGTGCAGCTGGATGGCGGTGCGCAGGTCTTCGATGGCCTTGGCCACCGCCTCGGCGCCCAACGGAGTGGCCTCGGGATCGGTGGGCAGCAGGCTGCGAGCGCGGGCCAGCAGCAGCCTGGCGCGGACCTGATCGGGCATGTCGTGGCCGTTGGTCACCTCCACGGCCCGGTTCAGCACGCCGAAGTCGAACGCCGCGCCCGTCTTCAACGCGTTGAGCGCGGCGATGCCGATTTCCTCAGCTACGACGCAGCCGGCGGTGCGCTCGAATCGGTCGGGCATCGTCAGGCCGTGTGCCAGCACGTAGGCGGCGATGTTCAGCGCCGCGTCGTACAGGCCTGCGTCGATGTTCCACAGCATCAGCGTGGACACCACATCATCCTGACCACCAGCATCGGCAGCGAGTACGCCCTCGATGTAGGCGTCGTAGGTCGGCAGCAGCAGGGCCTTGAGCTGCCCCTTTGCCTGGCTCGACTGGATCTGTTTCAGTCGAGCGCGGTCCGTGGCCAGCTGCAGCATGGTCTGCTGATAGATCGGCGTGCCCTCCATCAGGTTGCCGCCCGCTGCGCGCTTGGCCGCTTCCTCGGCTTCAACGCGCTGCAGGTGCCGCTTCGCGGGACTGTCGGCCATGGCCTCAGTCCTCGACCTTGATGTTCTCGACTACGGCGCCACGGCCGTAGTCCTCGACCACGTAGCAGTCATTGGACGACTCAAAGTTCGCCACGCGGTTCTTTTCCGGCTCTTCCTTGATGTAGCGGCGACGGCCGTCGATCTGCCAGTAGAGGGACAGGTTGTCCAGCGAGGTGACCATGAGCGCATCGGCCGGCATGAAGGGAACCACGACAGGCTGCAGACCGCCGATGCGCTTGGTGCCCAGCACGAGATCCGCGGCCAGCTGCTCGGTGGGCTTGTTGTCCTGATTGATGATCGGGAAGTACTTGTCGTGGACCAGGTTGCGGCCCAGCACAACAACCAGCGCCGGGTCCTGCTGATGCCACGGGTCGATCAGGTTGGACACCACGTCCATGACCAGGGCGTCGAGATTAGCGTAGTCACGCGCGGCCTGATCGCCGCCGCCGATCACGACCTCGCCGCCAGCCTTACCCTTGCTCAGCACGCGCTTGGGGGCATGCTCGCGGAACTTCTGGAGCCAGCCCTTGTTGACGTCCTGCAACAGCGGGTTGGTGGCGCGGCTGGTGGTAGCGGCAGCGCTGGTACCGTTGAAGCCGACCATGATGCGGTCCAGTGCCTGGCGCTGGATGATCGCGTCGCGCAGCAGGGTCTGGAAGTTCTTCTGACGCGCCCACGCGTCGAGACGAGCGTACGGGATGGCGGTGTCGTAGTTGGTCTGCACGCACTCGTAGCCGGTCTTGTCGAGCGCGGTCACGTCCGCTGGCTCGCGCTTGCCGTCGCCGCTGGTATCGGTGCGGCCGGCAATGGTGCCGCTCACGCCTACGCCGATCTTCTCGCCCTTGAGGTCGATCACGCCGGGCATGTTGATGGCGGACAGGAACGCGCTGCTCTCCTGAATCCGCTGCTCCATGGTCTGCTGCACGGTCGGCTCGACCGAGAAGGCCAGCGCCGCATCTTCGATGCGATTGAGTTCCGCCACGCGGCGGGTGAACTGGTTGAACTGTGTGCGGGTTTCGGTACGCATTGCGTTGCTCCGTAAGTGGGGGCCGGTAGGGATCAGCAGTCGGTTGCGTCGCCGGCGGTGCCGCCGCTGCCGGAAATCGGCGGGCGCTGCCTGAACGTCTGCGGGGTGTCATCGAGCGTCCTGCGGAAGGCGGCAACCTGGTCGCCGAGGGCCTTCACCTTCGCCGTCAGCTCGTCGTTCTTCGCTGACAGCTGTTCAATGCGCTCTTCCTGAGCGTTGAAGGTGGCCAGGAGCTGGTCCGCGAACTTGCCGAGGTCTGCGGCGGGGTCGTCCTTCGGCGTCGGCTCCGGTTCCGGCTTTGTCAGCAGGCCGAAGCCCGACAACAGGATGGCCATCTTGCTTGGGCGCGCTGCCGGCTGCTCGACCTCGTCGAAGGTGATCTCCGTCTCCTCCATCGCCGTGAAGAGGTTTTCCGGCGCCTGCTTGCGGTGGGTGAGCGGGCTGCTCTCGGGGTGCTGTGCCGCGAAGGCCAGCATTTCCGTGCCCAGGCTCGCCGGGGTGTCGGTGACAGCGAGGCCCTGCAGGTACGCCATGCCGGTGTCGGCGAACTTCGGCGCAATCTCGATGCTGGTGTAGAGCTTCTGCTTGTCGTTGTTGACCATGGCCACCAGCGCGTCGGTCGGCTCGATCTGGGCAAACAGGGCCAGCTTCTTGACGCCGCCGATTTCGACCTCTTCTGCCTTCACGGCCAGGACATCGCCGAACGCCTTGAACGGGCCATCGGGCATCAGGCTGCGCATGTGTTCCACCCAGATGCGGGCACCGTACAACTGCGGGTCGTAGGACGCCGCCATATCTGCGATGTGCTGACGCTCGATCACGCGGCCGTCGGTGGTTGCGCCTTCGACGGCGACGCGGAAGAACTTGGAACGCAGCTTCTTTTTGTCGGTCTTACCGGCCATTTCGCCCTCTGCTGGTGTCAGTGCGCATCGGTTCTCGATGCGATGACCCATGGTCGATTGAGGGCGAATGTGCGGCAACGCGGTCTGCGTGTAGCGCGCTGAACTACGAGGCTACTCCGTGTCGCGCGCGCGAGCCGACCGGCAACCTGTTCAGATGACTAGCGTAGCCGAGCAACTCCATGTCGATCCACGCCGCCAGGCCAAGTTTCTGTACTGGATGGGCTGGCGCGTGTGCGACATCGCCTCGCTGATAGGCGAGAAAGAAAAGACCATTCATAGCTGGAAATCCCGCGACGAATGGGACCGCGCCGACACCGTCGAGCGCATCGGCGGTGCACTGGAAGCGCGCCTTGCCATCCTCATCCACAAAGAGGGGAAGACCGGCGGCGACTTCAAAGAGATCGATCTGCTGCACCGACAGCTTGAGCGGCAGGCACGCATCCAGCGATACCAGGGCGGCGGCAACGAAGGCGATCTGAATCCTGCGGTGGCCAACCGCAATGCCGCGCCGAAGAAGAAGGCACGCAAGAACGAGTTCACCCAGGAAGAGATCGAGCGCCTGCAGACGGCGTTCGTAGACGGCTGTTTCGACTACCAGCGCGATTGGTATCGGGCTGGCAACGAACGCACGCGGGTGATCCTGAAATCCCGCCAGATCGGCGCCACCTACTACTTCGCGCGCGAGGCGCTGATCGATGCGCTGACCACCGGCCGCAATCAGATTTTCCTCAGTGCTTCAAAGAGCCAGGCCCATATCTTCTTGGGCTACATGCGCGGCTTTGTGCGTGAGGTGCTGGACCGCGATCTGACCGGCGATCCGATCACCCTGGCGAACGGCGCCGAGCTGTTCTTCCTCGGGACAAACGCCCGCACCGCGCAGGGCTACCACGGCAATTTCTACTTCGACGAGTTCTTCTGGACCCACGGATTCAACCAGCTGAACAAGGTCGCCAGCGGCATGGCGATGCACAAGAAGTGGCGCAAAACCTACTTCAGCACGCCATCAACCATGGCGCACGAAGCATTCGATTTCTGGACCGGCGACCGCTTCAACAAGGGGCGCCCGGTGTCCCAGCAGATCCAGATGGATGTGAGCCACGCGCGGCTGATGGGCGGGCGCCAGTGTGAGGACGCCATGTGGCGCCAGATCGTGACCGTTCTGGATGCGCCTGCAGGATCCGGTGATCGTTCGAGCAGTGGCTGCCCGTAGTACCGAAAGGCGATGACGCTGCCCACCACGAGCGGCACGGCGGCCACGACATCGACGAAGTAGTGGACCCCGGTCACAAAAGTGGAAACGATAACGGCCGTATTCAATACG